GTTTACGATTGCAACATCTAATGTTGTTGCTGCGGCGAACACTGAAGCAGAAATCCGTGCAGCGGTATTTGCAAACATTGCGCTTGCAACAGGTAACAGTGGTTCTACAACTACTGGTATTTCCTCTGCAACAGCGGATTTAGATACTATCGCAACCACCAACACTTTGGCATTAAGAGTTATGGGCGTTCAAGACGACCCCGATAATTCTGATTTCACTGCTGCTGGTATTCCATTAATCGTTCGTATAAACAACCACTTCAATGCACCAACTGGTTCCATTGCAGCTGGCACTGTTTCTACGACCGGCGTGTAAGGAGTTAGACAATGGCTATATCAAGAGCGCAACTAGCGAAAGAGCTAGAGCCTGGTCTTAATGCCTTATTTGGCATGGAGTACTCCAGGTACGAAAATCAACACGCAGAAATCTTTACAACTGAATCTTCAGATCGAGCATTTGAAGAAGAAGTAATGTTAAGTGGCTTTGGTGCTGCTCCGACTAAGTCGGAAGGTTCTGCGGTAAACTTTGACGATGCAAACGAGGCTTACACCGCAAGGTATAACCACGAGACTATAGCGTTGGCTTTCTCCATTACGGAAGAAGCTGTTGAAGACAATCTCTATGATCGTCTTGGAGCTCGCTATACGAAAGCACTTGCTCGTTCAATGGCCCACACTAAACAAGTAAAAGCTGCGTCCATTTTAAACAATGGTTTTGCAGGTGGAGCTTTTGCAGGTGGAGACGGTAAAGCACTTCTAGCAACCGATCACCCACTTACAAATGGTGGAACATTCGCTAATGAACCAAGCACAGGTGCTGATTTAAACGAGACATCTCTTGAAGATGCCTTGATCAGCATTGCAGGGTTTACGGATGAAAGAGGTCTTACAGTAGCACTACGTGGTTTAAAACTTGTTATACCTCGACAACTACAGTTTGTTGCAGAGCGTTTAATGGCTTCAAACCTTCGAACAGCTACAGCAGACAACGACACGAATGCTATTCGGTCTATGGGAATGTTGCCTGACGGTTATGCCGTTAACGACTTTCTAACAGACACAGATGCATTCTTCATCCTTACAGATGCACCTCGTGGTCTCGTCCATTTTGAAAGAACACCTCTTTCAACAAACATGGAAGCAGATTTTGACACAGGCAACATGCGGTACAAAGCTAGAGAAAGATATTCCTTTGGCTTTTCAGACCCACGTTGTGTGTTCGGATCTCCGGGAGCATAATTACTGCCTCTCTAAAACTTACAAGGGGCGATTTATTCGCCCCTTTCTTTTTGTTTTAAACTATAGTATAAGAAACTATTCCCCGACAGTTGCATGGTGCAACTGACTTAACCCCAGACGAGGAGATACATATGGGTACTTCAACTTTTAACGGTGCAGTCCGATCTGAAAACGGCTTTCTGGATATTACAAAGAATGCCACTACAGGTGCTGTAACAACAAATTCAACTTATTCAAACAATGCTTCTGTGGGCGGTAACGCTACTGTAACAGGAAATCTTACCGTAGCTGGTTCTGTACTTACTGGTGGATTTCCAACATTAAAAGGTCTAACTGTAACCGCTAAAGCTACATCTGGCACGGTTACTTATGTTGCTGGAATTAACATAAATCCATTTACTGGAGGAGCACAACAGATTACTACTCTCCCTGCCGCGACGGTAGGAGTGGTTGTTGTACATGCTCAGTCCGTGGACACCACTGGTGGAACAGCATTTTTAAGCTTTGATTGTGCAGGTAGTGATGCCTATGAAACAGGTAGCATTATAGAGAGCCGCACTAGCTCTGCGGTCACGTTTGATGCGTCTACTTCTGGAGAAACTCTATTAAAGTATACTCCTGCTAACGCAACAACAAACTTGTTCAGCATTGGGTCTTACATCTACTTTACTTGTACAACAGTAGGTCTTTGGAACGTTTCGTATAACTTTCAAGGTCTTGGAGCAGGTACTACTGGTGCGTTTGCTTTCGCAGCCTAATGTTTAATTTGGCGGGGTTAACGCCCCGCCCTCATTTATAGGAGGCCGAAATGGCAGGATCAGACGTACGAGTTGCATTTATAACAGACGAAAACGCTGCCGATCCCGATAGGTTGGTTACCGCGGCTAGACCAAACACGGGTGCAACAATGGCCGCGACTACTTTTTTAGGTGGTGGTGCTCGAAATGTAACTGTCACTACGGCAGGGACTGGAGATAACGCAAAAACAAATACTATTGTAGGAACGGATGTTTTTGGAAATGCAATTACAGAAGTTATTACTTCAACAGGTTCTGCTGAAGCTGTAGCAGGAGAAAAGTTGTTTTTAACAGTTACTTCAGTTACAAGTTCGGCGCAATTTGCAGCTAACATTACTGTTGGTTCTGGATCGCTATGTGCAAGTGCAGTTGGTGGTGGAGCGCGTGTGCGCCTTGTAGGAACGTCTATTGTATCAGCAGGAACCGCAGGATTAGTTGATTTCTATAACGGAACACCTGAAGACGGAACAATTGTTTTTAAAGCTCAAACTATTGGAACTGACCACGCTACGGTAGATAATACTATTCCTGACGAAGGAATGTTATTTCCTTCTGGTTTGGCTGTTGGATATACAGTTGCTACTGTTTCGTTAATGAATATTTTTCATTCGTAGGTAAGGGCAGACAATGGCTTCTACTAAAGGAGAAATGCCCAAGCGTAATAAAAAGAATTTCAGACCAACAAAGTCTGGAGCAGGAATGACTGAAGCAGGGGTTAAGGCTTACAGGAAGAAAAACCCCGGCAGTAAATTAAAAACGGCAGTAACCGGAAAAGTTAAACCTGATAGTAAGGATGCAAAAAGGAGGAAATCGTTTTGCGCAAGGTCAGCGGGACAAATGAAAAAGTTTCCAAAAGCGGCAAAGGACCCAAACAGCCGATTACGTCAAGCAAGAAAAAGGTGGCGTTGTCGATGACAAAGCCTTCTCTGCATGAGGTTGACAAGAAGGTTAGTGTTCTTACGGAAATTGTTGAACGTATAGAAACAAATCACTTGGAACACATTAAAAAAGACATTGATAAGCTTGATTTTAGGGTTTGGGCTATTCTATTTGCAATTACGGTGCAGCTTGCTGTGACTGTTACAAGCGTTTTGTTTTAATATGGCCTATTTACAAAGCAACATACCTTATTTTAAGTGTTGGGTTCGCAAAGAATACACACATAACCACGAAAAGTATCACGGTGAGTTTTTACACGCTATGGTTATTGCTGTTACAACTATTCCAAATCGGTGCTTGAGTTTTCAAGTTATATTTACGGGATGTGAGGCGGAAGATGAGGACGAAGATACTGTTCACGGGGGCGCGATGTGGGCTAGAATGCCTATAACAGGTTTGGTTGGAGATATACCTTTAGAAGAATGGCCTGAACCTATGCAAACGCATGAAGCTCAACCTTGGGACTGTTCTTCACATAACCACGCGGTATATGTAATGGACAGAACTACACCCTGTCCTTGGTTAGCAAAGATAGACGGTAGTTTTTTTCCTGCAAAGTATTTATTTACTGTTGATTATACTGAAAGCGAAATAGCCGATGATCCTGCTCAACACAAACAGTCTCATGTATTGCAACTGTTAGATGCGGGAGAATGGACGGGAAATATAGTAGCTTTACCAAACAATAGAGTTAGAGTTACACATCCCGCTTGGTTTTCAACAGGAGAGGGGGCGCCTGATTTTAGACCTTCGCAACATTTACACTATTCAAAATCAGATTTAGATTATACACTGGACGTAAATAGAATTTTTGACAACTTGTACAATGAAGGAGAATCAAATGACAAGTAGAGTAAACATTGGTGCAGGCGCCAAAACGAACAAAAAAGCTAAGAAGACGAAGGCTAAAGGCATGAAGGCCGGGGGCATGATGAAAGCCAAGGGAATGAAAAATGGTGGCAAAGTAAAAGCCAAGGGCATGAAGGCCGGTGGCATGATGAAAGCCAAGGGCATGAGAGCCGGTGGTATGATGAAAGCCAAGGGAATGCGCATGGGCGGTAAGGTGAAAAAGTGATAAATGGCTATATCTGGATCAACAAACTTTGAATTAGATGTTACAGAATACATCGAAGAAGCTTTTGAACGTTGTGGTTTAGAAGTTAGGACTGGT